AAATCACAAAAAAGAGGCATAGGTATATCTGACCTCAATGATGTTGCAGAATTGCAACAGTCTATCTACAACGACTATTCTGAGATGGAACAGCTAATTAGATTATCTAATCACCCATCATTAGTAAAAACACCTAATGTAGAAGCTAGTGCAGGAGCAGGTAGTATTATAGAAATGCCTGAAGATTTAGACCCTAACTTAAAACCTTATATCATTCAGCCAAGTTCACAGTCATTAGACAGTATTATGAACAATATTAACATGAAGGTAGAAGCTATTAATAGAATTACTCATATGGGTGCAGTTAGATCAAGCACAGATAGAGTGCAAAGTGGTATAGCTTTACAAACAGAGTTCCAATTATTAAATGCAAGACTTAGTGAGAAAGCTGATTATTTAGAAAATGCAGAAGAACAAATATGGAGATTATTTGCTAAGTGGCAGAATAAAGTCTTTGATGGTGAGATTGTTTACCCTGAGTCATTTGATCTAAGAGATTTTGCAAGTGATTTAGAGTTCTTACAAAGAGCCAAAGCATCAGGAGTACAGTCAGAAACATTTGCAAAAGAGATTGATAAGCAAATTGCTAGAGCAGTTGTAGATGATGATGAACAGATTACAGCTATTGATAATGAAATCGATGCAAAAACTTCACCAATCGGTCAATTTAATACGCCTTCAATCGAGGGTGAAGAAGTACAAGAACAATAAAGAAAGGAAAAGCCATGCCACAAGGAAAAGGAACATACGGAAGTAAAAAAGGTAGACCGCCAGTTAAATCTTCTATGAAGAAAAAGAAAAAGAAGAAAAAGAAGTAATGCCTAAAAAAGTACCCAAAGATAAAAAAAGCAAGATACCTAAAAAGTATTTATCAGGTCTTAAAGGTACTAAAAGAAATAAACGATCAGCTTTATTAAAGAAAATATCAGCTTTATATAAAGCAGGTAAACGCATACCAACTAGTCTACTTAGACAAAGGACAAAAATATAATGGTCAAACGCAAAGCTCTATCAGCAGGTATAGTCAAAAATTTAAAAGCTAAAGCAAAGAAGTCAAAGCTGTTTAACTTTGCTGACCTAAAAGCATCTTATCGTAGAGGTCAAGGTGCATTTTTAAGTAGTGGATCAAGACCTAGAATTGGAATGGCACAATGGTCTATGGCTAGAGTTAATAAACTTATTCGCAGAGGAAGGTCATCTAGTTATGATAAAGATATTGTTTTAAGAGCAAGTAAGCGAAAAAGAAAATAATGGCTAAATATCAAGGTAGAACTGTTAAACTTAACAAGCCAATGCGTGGTGATACAAAAAAGTTTAAGGTATTTGTCAAAGACAGAACATCAGGCAGAGTAAAAAAAGTTAACTTTGGCTCGAAAGAGATGAGTATAAAAAAAAGCATACCTGCTAGGAAAAGGTCATTTGATGCTAGAATGGGTGGAGTGCTTAAAAGAGTTAAAGGTCAAAAGAATTTATCAGCAGCTTATTGGAGTTTACAAGCATGGAAAAAAGGGTTTAAAATATAATGAATGTCAAAGATAGATTTTATTACAAGGCTAACTGACCAACACGAAGAAAGAATAATAGGAACATTAAAAAATTTAGAAGATAAGATTATTGCACAACTACAAAAAAGTCTTGGTAGTTCACCTACACTTACAACACAATTAGCAATAGAACTAAGACCTGCATTAAAAACTCTTATAGAAGAAAATTATTTAAAAGAAGCTACATTATTAATTAGTCAGTATGATGAGATTGTTAAGCAATACCAATCATTAATTAAACCACTACCATTACCTGATAATTTTAAATCACTTACTAAAGCAGACTTAAATACAATTAATAATCTAAAGTTTTTATCATTTAGTGGATTTGAAGAAGTAGCAAATAGATTTCTTAATGTTATAGCTGATAATGTTTACCAATCAGCAGTTACAGGTAAGCCATTTAATGCAATGGTCAAAGAAATTAGAGGTGCAATCAATGGTGTTTATCAACGCAGTAATGAAAACGCTATTAATAGATTAACTGATTATGTGGCTAAAAATAGATATTCAACTAATAAATCTATATTAGATAAAGTGGCTATTGCTAAAACACAATTAAATGGCAAATATGCTAGTGATATATTAGGAAACAATATGCGTAGATATGCTAGTCAAATAGCACACGATAGTATTATGCAATTTGATGGTCAGTTTACTAAATACAAAGCAAATGAAGCAGGTATTACTTCATTTAAGTATACAGGAACAAATATAACAACCACTAGAGATTTTTGTAGACGACATTTAAGTCAAGTATTTACAGAAGAAGAAGCAAGAAATTTATGGAGTTCTAGGTGGAAAGGTAAGTCAGGTAATGACCCATTTGTTAATCGTGGTGGTTATAGATGTAGACATAGCTTTATTCCTTACGACCCTGAATGGGAAAATTTACTTGAAGATTAACCTAAATAAGACTAAAGGTTAATAAACACATAACACAAAGGAGTGTCAATATGGCTGACGAGCAAGTAACGGAAACACCAATAGTAGAAGAAACTAAACAAGAAGAAATAGTACAAGAACAACCTACGCAAAAACAACCTGACATTGATAAAATAGTCCAAGAAAGATTAGCAAGACAAAAGCTATCTATAATGAAAGATTTAGGTATTGAAAATCTTGATGATGCAAAATCTGCAATAGCAGAAAAGGCAAAGAAAGAAGAAGAACTTGCTTTAGAAAGAGGCAAGTTTGATGAAGTGATTAAAAAGAAATCACAAGAATTTAGCGAAAAGCTAAGTAAATTAGAGAGTGAATTAAAAAACGAAAGAGTTGATAAACAGCTTATTAATTCAGCTTCTAAGAATGGTGCTATTAATCCTGATCAAATAAAAGAACTTTTAAAAGATAGTGTTCAATTAAATGCAGAAGGTAGAGTAGAAATACTTGATAAAGATAAAACACCAAGATATAACTCAAAGGGTGAACTACTAACTGTTGATGAAGCAGTACAAGAGTTTTTAACGCAGAACGCACACTTTCAAAGCGCAACTCCTTCAGGGAGTGGAAGTGTAAGTAATGTGGGTAAGTCAGACACGAATAAGACTCTAAACATTTCGGAACTAGACATGAACAATCCTGCTGACAGGAAACTCTATGCTGAACATAGAAAGCAAAGAGATAGTGTAAGCACGATTATTAACTTAAATAAATAATTATCTTAGAAAGGATATATTATGAGCAATGAAACAACCTCGAGTACAGTAAGTGAACTGTACCAAGAAATCATAGCTGAAGCACAATTTGTTATTCAAGAGAAATCTATAATGAAAAACCTTGTGAAGAACTATGCAATCGCAGGTGGTGGAAAGTCAGTTGAAGTTCCTATTTATGCAGCAGTCTCAGCAGCAGCAGTAGCCGAAGCAACAGATTTAGCCAACACAGCAATTAATCCAAGTTCTGTAACTATTACAGCATCAGAAGTTGGTGTAATGACAACATTAACAGACCTAGCAAGAAACTCTGCTCCAAGAAATGTAGCAGCAGACATTGGTAGACTTTTTGGTGAAGCAATCGCTAAGAAAATGGACGTAGATTTAATTACTCTATTTGATGGCTTTAGCACAGCAGTAGGTACAGACTCAGCAGTTCTATCACCTGCAACTGTATTCAATGCAGCTTCAACACTAAGAGCAGCAGGACTACCTGTTAATGAAACATATCTTGTGGTACACCCAAAGATTGCTTATGACCTTAAATCAGGTCTAACAAATACTTTTGCAGGTTTAGATACAGAATTATCTAACGAAGCATTAAGAAATGGCTTTATTGGTCAAATCGCAGGTATTAAAATCTTTGAAACAGGTAACATGGCAAACACAGGTACAGCAGGTGACTACAAAGGTGGAATGTTCCACAAAGATGCACTTGCTCTTGCTATGATGCAGGACATTAAGATTGAAACACAAAGAGATGCTTCTCTTCGTGCAGATGAAATCGTGGCAACAGCAGTTTATGGTGTTGGTGAATTACACGACTCATATGGCATTGAAGTCCTAGCAGACTCATCAATCCAATAGTAATACTTTTATGGGTGGGGTTAATTCCCCACCTGTTTAGAAAGGAATATTATGAAACTAACTAACGGAAGAAAAATTATTGAAAGACCACAAGCTGATTATGAAAAGAATTTAACTACATGGACATTAAGAGGTTGGTCACCTGTTGAAGATAAGCCTAAAGTTATTAAAGTGGCTAAAGTTAAAAAGGAAGATAAGTAATGGCTACATCTGAATTTGGAGTAAACTTAGCAGAAGTACAAAAATATCAACCTGATATCGCTGCTTATGGTATTACAGATTTTGATACACAATTACAATTTGCAGAAGATGATGTTATTAGACAAATCCGTGAAGAATGGTGGGAGAGATACAGACATACTGTAAGATACAAAGATATTACAAAAGTAACTTCTATTGAATTAGTAAGTTCTAAATTAACAGACGCACAATGGAAAAGGTGTGTAGTCTATAAGGCCTTAGCAGAATACATCATGCCACAATTAACTAAATGGAAAACACCTGAAGGTGATAATGATGCTTTCCAAGTACAAATAGAATTTTATAGAGCAAGTTATGCAACTGAATTTCAAGCTATTCTTAGAGATGGTGTTGAGTATGATGAAGATGGAGATAGTTCTATATCATCAAGTGAGAAAGAACCAATCCATCATTTAAGGTTAGTGAGGTAGATATGTGTCCTTGTGATGGTCAATGTTTATGTAGATAATGGTTGCTGATATAAAAATTACTAGCAACTCTATTAAGATTGCTAATGAGATTAAAGGTATATCTACGAAGATGGCAGGTGCTATTAAGAAGTCACTAGCCAATGTTTCAGCATTTGAAATAAAAGAAATTATAAAAAGAACACAAACCAAAGGTATTGATGCTTATGGTAGAAAGTTTAAACCTTATTCACCTAATTATAAAAGAGCAGGTATTAAGCAATCAGGAGTGGTTGATTTAAAAGATACAGGGCAAATGTTTAGTTCTTTAACAACTAAAGTTACAGCTAGTAAAGGTGAACTTTTTTTTAGGCAGAAAGCACAAAATGATAAAGCAGCATTTCATGATTTATTTGGTGTAGGTAAGAAAAGAATTACTAGACAATTCTTTAGAATAAGTAAAGATGAGCAAAAGAAAATTAGAATACTTTTTGGAAAGGTATTATTTAGGAATTTAAGAATATGAGTGAAAGAGAAGATATAGCAACTGATATAATAACTAAACTTACGGCCGTTAGTTCACCTATTACATTTAAAAAGATTTCAAGAGAACCATTTGAAGTAGAGGAATTATCAAATGCACAATTTCCTGCTGTATATGTAGCGACAAGTGACGAAACAAGACAAGATTTTACTATGGGTAGTAACAGTACAGGTACTAAATCAGGAACTATTGATTTTGTTATTGTTGGCTATGTTAAAGGCACAACAAACAATATAGATACTGCAAGAAATCAATTAGTAGAAGTAGTAGAAGAAACACTTGATAATGATATTACTAGAAACAGTAATGCTATTGATACACAGATTGTAGACGTATCAGCAGATGAAGGTGTACTTTTTCCTATTGGTGCAGTAAGAATTGTGGTAAGAGTTTTATATGAATTTACGAGAGGTACAGCATAATGGCTAAAGATATAATAATGACTAAAGGGAATGATATTGTTTCAATAAATCCCAATAGCCTTGAAAAGTTTTTAAAACTAGGCTATGTTCAAGAAACTTCTAACGGTAGTAATAAAAAAGTTGAAATGAAACCAAAAGAAGATAAAAAAGAGACATATAAACCAAAAATTACAAAGGAGTAATATAAATGGCACATCACGGAAAAGAAGGTGTTGTAAAGTGTGGTAGCGCTGTTCTAGGTGCTGTAACAGGTTTTACAATTGATACTACAGGCGACGTTGTTGAAGATACATCATTAGGCAACTCAGCAAAAACATACTTAGCAGGAAGAACTGCTTTCTCAGGCTCTTTAGATATGCACTACGACGAAGGTGATGCAGCACAAGAAACTTTAGATGCAGGAGCATCTATTGCTTTCACACTATTACCTGAAGGTAATACATCAGGCGATCAATCACTTGCAGGAACAGGTATTGTAACATCAATGTCAATTGGTGTAACTTTAGATGGTGTTTCTACAAGAACTGTTGCTTTTCAAGGCACAGGTGCATTAACCATAGGTACTGTATAACCCTAAATGACAGCAGATAAAATTGACTTCTTTGAAGGAGTCAAAGGTCACTTCGAGGCATTAGAAACTAAGATTATTGAAGTACCTGAATGGGGTTTAGTAGGTGATAAATCTATTTACACAAAACCTTTTAATATGCTAGAGAAATCTAAAATATTTAAAGGTAGTGAAGGTGGAGATTTAAATGTTCTTATTGATGTCATTATTGAAAAATCTTTAACTAAAGATGGTGATAAAATGTTTACTATGGAACATAAATTACCATTTAAAGTCAAAGCAGATACAGATGTATTGGCAAGGGTTGCATCTCAAATTATGAATACAGATGAAACTTCAGCACTAAAAAAAAAATAAAAGAAACACCTGAAATCTATAATGTTCTTTCCTTAGCTGAAAGACTCCATAAAACTGTTGCTGAAGTCTTGCAAATGTCATGCTATGAGTTTATGTTGTGGTTATCTTATTATGAATTACAAGCAGAAGATAACGAAAGACAACAACGAATAGCGAAAATGAAAAATGGCAGATAAAAACTTAAATATAAATATTTTAGCTAAAGATAAGAGTCAACAGGCTCTTAATCGAGTACAAGGTAATCTAAATAAAACTAAATCAGCAGTATTCAATCTTAAAAATGCCTTTATAGCATTAGGAGTAGGAGCAACAATAAAATCATTTATAGATGTTGGTAAAAGTGTTGAAAGTTTACAAGTTAGATTAAAATTTTTATTTGGTAGTGCAGAAGAAGGAAATAAGGCATTTGAAGAAATGTCTAAATTTGCAAGTAAAGTTCCATTTTCATTAGGTGAAATACAAAAAGGAGCAGGTGTTTTATCTGTAGTAAGTGCAGATGCAAAAGAACTTGCTACAATTATGGAATTAACAGGTAATGTAGCAGCAGTCACAGGATTAGATTTTGCAACCACGTCAGAACAAATACAAAGGTCATTATCAGCAGGTATATCTAGTGCAGATTTATTTAGAGAAAAAGGTGTCAAATCTATGCTTGGATTTAGTGCAGGTGCAACAGTTTCTATTGAAGAAACAAGAGAAGCATTGTTTAGAACATTTGGTGCTAATGGTGAGTTTGCAGGAGCAACAACTGAATTAGCACAGACTTTGGAAGGCACTTTATCTATGATTGGAGATAAATTTTTTAACTTTCAAAAGGAAGTTGCAGAAGAATTTTTTGTAGGATTAAAAAAAGAATTTGGAAATTTAAATACTGCTTTAGCAGTAAATGAAAAAGCAATATTACAATTAGCAGAATCAGTTGGAACTGCTTTAGCAGATGCAGTTACTTTTGGTGCAAGTGCTTTAAGATTTTTTAAAGAAAATACAGAAAATGTTACTCTTGCTTTTATAGCTTTATTAGCACTCTTTGCACCAGTAACAGCAGGAATTGCACTTGTAATAGTTGCTGTTGACCAATTTAGGAAAGGTATGGAAAAACTTACAGGAGTTCCTTTGGATTTAGCAGATGTATTTAAAGGTACATTTACATTTATTAGAGATGTTGTTTTAAATTCTTTAGAAGAATTAACACAAGGTTTTCAAGCCTTTATAAATAAAACTGTAGAAATAGTAAATCATTTACCATTCACAGAAATAGCTTTACCCTTTGAAATAGCAGAAGATGCAATTGATGATGCTGAATTATCTTTAAGTAATTATATTCTAAAAACAAAAGAAGCTAGAGAAGAAATTGAACAATTAACTAAATTTCATGCACAACTTGCAGACCAATTACAAAGTCAAGGTTTTGGTGTTGCTTCAATATCAAGAGGCTCTACAGGTGAAGAAGAAGAAAAGGATTTTTCTAAAGATATACAAAGACTAATTAATAAAGCAAAAAGTGAAGAAGAACAGATGTTAATTGCTCATCAAAATGAATTGAAACTTATTGAAGATTTTTTACAACAAGAAAAAGATTTAACACTTTCGCAAAAAGAAGAACTATTAGATACGAAAATTCTTTTAGAAGAAAAATATACTGAAGCCTTAAACGCAGAATATGAGAAAAGAAAAAAATTAGAAGGAAAAAATATTCAAAAACAAATTGATTTAGCTAGAGATGGTAAAATAAAAGATGTCAATTTAGATAAAATGGGAACTGAAGAAAAAGAAAAAATTTCTAAAGCAGGAATGAGAAGTGCAATAGAAGGATTAGCTAGTCATAATAAAGAAATGTTTGCACTCAATAAAGCCTTTAGAATTAAAGATGCAGTCATGGACACAGCAGCAGGTATAACTAAGGCTCTTGCAATGGGACCTATAGGAATACCACTAGCAATTTTACTTGGTGCTTTAGGTGTTGCACAAGTTGCAACAATAGCATCACAATCATATACAGGAAGAAGAACAGGTGGAGAAGTAACAGCAGGTAGACCATATATGGTGGGTGAACAAGGACAGGAAATGTTCGTACCAAATCAATCAGGAACAATAGTACCTAATGATAGACTAGGTGGTGGTCAAACTATTAATGTAAATATTCATGCCAATGACACACAAGGCTTTGATGAGTTATTAGTCAAACGTAGAGCAACAATTGTTAATGTAATTAATGATGCTTTAAATAGTCAAGGAAAGGAAGCCTTAGTATGAGTGGAACTTTACCAACCTCACCTGAATTTAGTGCAATAGGTTTTACAAGTGAGCAGAAAACTATTACATCAACAACCGATAGTGGTAAAATGTTTAGCACACAGATTGATGGTCAAAGATTTTCTTTTACTGCTTCTTATCCTACTATATCAAGAACTAATTTTGCTCCTGTTTATGCTTTTATTATGAAACAAAGAGGACAACAAGAAACATTCCAAGTTATATTACCT